GTCCTTCATTCTTCTTTCGCATGTTCATTGGATTGTATTCGTCCAACGCAAGCATTGCGGATTGAAAGGGGCGATTGTCGACCCACAACGATTGATCACATAACTTGAACGGTGGATGGTCCGAAGCCTTATACCAAAACACTTGGTCTTCCAACTTGTTCGAAGAGACGTTATTGCAAATGACCAAGCATTCAAAGTTCTCTGTGCATTGGTCCATGAACGAACAGAACATCTCAAAGGTCGGAAACATACCTGCGTAATTCTCGTAGATTCTTCTACGGTTCCCCAGGATATTCTCACGTAAAATGAAGACAAAGTCCACATTGGTACGAAGGTTGGGCGTAATACCGAGTGGATACTGCATGGTGATAATCGTCATTAAATCAATGTGACGACCGTTCATAAACACATAGCGAGTGGACTCTTCGTTAATCCAGGATTTCGCATCATACAAGCAATCGTCCAATATCAAAAACGCACGAGGGTCCACAGACGAAGACCCACCACGAGTCTTCTTATCTTCGTTACGCTTCTGTTTGATGTTCATTTGACGCTTGATGACATTCATGACAATCTCAGGACGATACTTATCGTGAATGAACTTGGACGGAACCATATGCTGGAAGAACTCGTTGGCGACTTCTGTGGCAGAGATGACCGTTCCAACAGGAAAGTGGCGTTGAGTCGTGTATAGGATATCACGAACTAAAAAGGACTTCCCTGTGTCCTTCTTGCCAATGACCACCATCATTGGACTTTTTCGACTATCGATGTCACACCGGTCGGTGATCATTTCCATGTTAAACTTTCGGAGTTGAAAGTTCATCTTGTTCTGGTATCACCATTTTATGCCGGACATGGGAGACGAGACCGTTCTTCAGGGGTCATACGGTCCCAAACAACAAGGGTTTTCACGGTCATGCAGATAAGGTAAAGGGCTAAGAGCAACATTTGAAACCCTGATCCTATGTCGTTTCATTTTCGTTTTGATTCTCCGAGGGGGGAACAATGGGCAAAGACCTTCGAACCAATGCGACCTTGATGCGACTTCACAAGTATCCGAAACTGGATGGGTCTCCTTGGGACTTAAAACAGCTTCAACCCTTCTTTCCATCCTTGGAGACATTGTTCAAGACGAATGCTCTTTCAAACTTGTGCGACTATGGAGTTCGACTCATCGATGAGATTCAGAAAGTCGTGGACGAGACCCACATTCAAGTCAAAGGAAAGCCAGTCGAAGTTCATCGCAAGACCACGATGATCTTAAGTCCTTTCAAGTGGATGCGAGGGGATTATGGAAGCTTCGGAATGCCGAAACCCAAGGAGGTAGCGGACGCAATGCACGAGAAACTTCAAAGCACACACACGGCTGGATATGTTGGTGCACTTGCATCCATTGCATTGTCCGAATCGGAATGTGTCCATTTCCCGAAAGTCTATGGAGTGTATGTAGGTCTTGCAGGCAAACATACGATTGATATCTCAGACGATTACGAAGACTTGTCCGAACGTCGTTGGTTTGCAGAGAATCTCGGAAAGACTTTTGAACTCAAGCTTCGCACCACTGAACCCACCGCAGAGTTTACCCATACTCGATCTCAACGCGCAGGAGTTCAGTTAGGAGAAGAAATCGAAATCGTAGGGATCCAAGATTTAGATGCAGATCGAGTAGAAACACCTTCTACACGTTCAGTCTCGAATAGCAATGCAGACGATGATTCGTCGTATGAAGAAGACGAAGAAGAGGAAGAGGACGATGAGTTTGAGATTACCTCCTGCGATTGCTCAGAGGACGATGAAGAAGAAGGATTGGACGATGAAGGTGATGACGAACCGTTTGCATGGGCTAGTTTCAAGGATGTTCCGGTCATCACAACTGTGATGGAAAAATGCACAGGCACCTTCTATGAGTTAGTGGATCGATTTCCAGAACCCGAGAAACAAACTGCATGGGTCTGCCAGATTGTGTTTGCACTTGCATTTGCCCAGCGTAACTTTGGATTCACACACAATGATCTCCACGGAAACAATGTGATGTATGTTCCGACTGACAAGGAGTTCCTCTATTACAAGCATAACGGAACCTGTTATCGTCTTCCGACCTACGGATTCATCTTGAAACTCATTGACTTTGACCGTGCAGCCTTCCAACTCCGATTGATTGGAATGAAAGAACCACGAACCTTCATGTCCAGTCAGTTTCAACCCAACGATGAAGCGGCAGGACAATACAATGTTGAGCCGTTTTTCATACAAACGCAAGACCGTATTCCACTCAATCCAAGTTTTGATTTAAGTCGATTTGCAACCTCCGTGTTTTGGGACATGTTTCCCGAAGGCCCGAATCATCCATATACACACCCGCTCCACACAGTGTTCAAGCAATGGATGGCTCAATCCGATGGTTCATCGGTGTTGTTTAGATCACATCCACCGGAACGACATGATCGGTATCATGGGTTTGACTTGTACAAGGCGATTGCACGATACTGTAAGGATTCTGCAACACCCCGTCGTGAAATTGGAAAACTGACGACCTATGTCGTCTCGAGTGTTCCAGTTGGAAGTTCATGTCTCTTTATTGAGCCATAAGTTGTATCGTCGCACATAATACATACATGTATCGGTTCGAACAAAGGGTTGCAGGAACGGCACGATTGAAAGGAAGGGTTCAGCTTCTCCCTTTTGAGTCGTGGCTAACATCGTTTGGTATGCGAGAATGTTTGCATCGTCTACCACCTGATATGTATATTTATCAAGGTCTGTGAACTGAGTGTTTGGGTCTCGGAAAATTACCCAGAGAGTAGTAAATGGCTCTGTCATTCGGTCTTAAGGTCAAGTATTCCTTGTATTCGGCACTTCTGTTTTTCCTAGTTGCAAATCCTGTCACATTTCGTGTTGTGAACAGTATTGTTCCAGGTGTTGCAGTCGGTGGATGTCCCACTGCAATTGGAATGGTGCTTCATACATTTGTGTTCTTTGTAGCGTTGGTAGGGTTGATGATGTTACCGAAAGATAAAGTTGAATAAACAACAATGAAGACCTTTTTGTCCCTATTGTTCTTTGTTGTCTGTTTGAACGCCATGTTTGCGGTGTTAACCATGCTGATGTTCCATGGTCAAATTGAAGGAGCAAATACATTACACGACTACTTCTTTTATGCAGTGAGTTCGTTAACGACCAGTGACTTAGGTGAAATGAGTCCTAAAACGACCGGAGTTCGAATGTGGACCACTGCGTATGTTCTACTCGCATGGGTCTACATCTTTTATGTGACGGTCAATCATATTCGTGATGTTAAGTTTAGAATCTTTGGTTAAAACTCGGCTTTGCCTACAAACATCTCCTGAGCCACGGTTGTAGCTGTCTCAACCGCTGCTTCGGCGCCCACTTCTGTCCCAAACGCATAGGCGACTCCTCCTGCAACGCCTCCTGAACCTAACGCTAGCTTTCCAGCATCTAACCATTCAATGGGTTGACCCTTCGAGGTCTTGTCCCACACGTACAAGACAAACGCAACAACTGCAACCACTCCTGCAACGATTCCAAACAGATAGAAGTCTGTCATCTTTGTTTTGTGTCCATGTGAAGAGTCTTACAAATTCAACGCAACTGTCTCAGTAGCCTTTTTCTCAAGCTCGTCTTCCGTATCTTCATCCTCCGATAAGGTAATGTCTTCACCCAAGGTTATCTTGGGACGCTCTTCTTCAGAATCTTCATCGTCTGTTTCGAACTCATGCACCTCGGGTGGTGCAAAGGTTACAGGTGGAGTAGGACGAGGTTCTTCTTTCTTCTGGAAATAGGCTTGACTGATCCCACGCCAAGGAATGAAGGTATCCACGACTTCTCCGATCGTGGAATCTAACATGGTTTCAATATCTCGACGATTGCGTGCTTGTTGTGTCGAGGGAACTTGAATGGTGTTGAATAAATAGGCTTGTGTCCAGCACTTGCGAGCCGAGAGAACATAGAAGTTATGAACAAATGTCTCCAATGAAGGGCGCTCAAAGTCAATGTTGACATGTGTGGCATCGTTCTGCTGTAGACTTGCAAACGCACGAATGTAGCTGACAAACACACCCAACAATAAATCTTCAATGTAATCGCATTTGGAGGCTGTGATGATACGCTCGACCTCCTTTTTGAGGGTTTCAGGTGTCCATTTGGTAACGCTGGTCAATAAGTTTTGGAAGGTTTGAAGAGTCTTTTCAGGCTGCTTGTTACGCTCGCACGCGGTCTTGGCGTTCTCGTAGATGCTCCAAAGACCATCGGCAACATGAGGAACCAACACACGTGTAAGGTTCTCGCGCATGGTTTGTTTCACAAACTCTGTGGACATTTTTGTTTAAACGAAGGACGCGAGTTCTGGTAAACGAGACGCACGATGAAGTTTGTCTTGATTCTCATGGTTCGCAATGAATCTAAAATCATTCAGCGATGTTTAGAAGCCGTTGAGTCCGTTGTGGATGCATTTTGCGTCCACGATACAGGTTCAAAAGACAATACAGTTGAGATTGCCAATGAGTTTATCAAGACACGTAAGGGATGTGTCACGGGTTCAGAGTGGAAAGACTTTGGACACAATCGCACTCTCAGTTTCAGGGCGGCACGAGACTATGTTCAGTATGGACTCAAATGGGATTTGGCGACAACCTATGGTCTCTTGTTGGACGCAGATATGGTCTTTGAACCGGGAACCCTGAAACACCATCCACTCGGTGAACTTGGATATACGATCGTTCAAAATAACGGAACGATTGACTATCCGAACTGCCGCTTAGTTCGCATGGACTATACCTGGGTGTGTAAAGGAGTTACACACGAATATTGGGACGGTGCTACTGAAGCTATTCCCAAGTCCGTTTGCTGGATTAACGACAAAAACGACGGTGGATGCAAGTCGGATAAGTTTGAACGAGATGCGAAACTCTTGGAAGCAGGTCTCGCAGAAAACCCCAACGATGTTCGATATATGTTCTACCTTGCACAGACATATCACTGCTTAGGACGGGATAAGGATGCAATCGCTATGTATAAACGAAGAGTTGCAGCAGGGTCTTGGATTGAAGAACAATGGTATTCACTGTATGTCATAGGTCAAACGTATCTCAAACTAGGTGATCCGATTCGTTTCGAAAAATACATGCTCAAAGCGTATCAGTTACGACCAGGACGAGCCGAATCACTCTACAAACTAGCAAAATATTTCCGAGAAAAGGGAGATCATTACAAGGCTTATCATTACGTTCTGTTGGGTAAGAAAATCCCTTTGAGTAAAGACTCTCTCTTCATTGAAACCTCTGTCTATACAGACCTCTTTCACTACGAAGAAACCATCTGCTTATATTATTTGAACCGCAAACATGATGGACTTCGCAAGAGTATGGAGTATCTTCTAAGTAAGACCGAGAGCTTGGATAGCGTTTTATCCAATATGATCTTCTATGTAGAACCGATTGGAGATGTCTATGTGAACCACCCAATCCAACGCGACTTAGTAGGACGGGATTATCATCCGAGTTCTATCTGTTCATTTGAAGGTAAACACATTGTGCGATTTGTCAACTATTCGATTACGAACACTGGAGGCTACGATATGAAAGACGGGAGTTACTCTTCAAACCACAAGGTCCGCACTCAAAACGTGGTATGGAACGAAGATGGAACGACTGTCATTATGAACGATGCCTCAGTCAAACTACCCAGACGACCACATCATATCGTTGGCATTGAAGATGTACGCGTCTATCGTGATGCAACCAGTCAGGTTCGCTTCTTTGGAGTGACAAGTGAATATTCAGAAAAGATTCGCATTTTATCTGGAATCTTTGACCTGGAAACAGGAGACTATCTCAATCCAGTCGTGATCAAGTCACCTTTCAACGCAGAGTGTGAAAAGAACTGGATTCCTATCAGTGGAACTAACGATGTGATTTATTCATGGCATCCTTTTCGTGTTGGACAACTCAATCGAGATGAACTCGTTATTACACGAACCTTGGAGACTCCAAACTTCTTCCGTCATTTACGCGGATCCGCAGTGCCTATCCGAGTTAAGAACGAGTTATGGTGTTTAGTGCATTATGTGCATCATTCATCGCCTCGAAAGTATTATCACTGCATTGTGAGATTGGATGGTAAAACCTATCATACAAACTTCATCTCACTTCCATTCGTGTTCCGCAAAGAAGGGATTGAATACTGCTTGAGTATGACCTATGGAAAAAATGAGTTGGAGTTCATCTTTTCGTCGTGGGATGATAACCCTTGCACTACACGAGTTCCACTCGAACTGTTTGAATGGATTTAAGTGTAGAGTCGCTTCCAGGACTCATTGGTGACTTGACCCAAGTCTTGTAGGATGTGCTGGACCATATCGGTATCAATACAGCAGGGTAGTTGAATCTTGGTATAGAACTTGTAGGTCTTTGCAGTGACTTCGTCTGCGATGCGTAGAAGGTTGATACGAGTGGTCAAGGTTTCTAACGCACGAATCAAGTTACGCACACCTTCTTCTTCGGAAGAGTATTCCCGAATCATCAACTTGATAGCTTCGCTGTTAATGGTCAAGTCCTTGAAGTTCATACGCTCCAACATCTGTGGCCAGATATACTTCTCTACGATTTGGAACTTGTCGTCTGCTGTATAGCCCGAGCAGTGAATGACCTGCATACGGTCTTTCAGAATCGGGTGAACCTTGCTCTCATCATTGAAGGAGAAGACGAACAAGCACTGCGAGAGGTCAATGTCGACTCCCGCAAAGTATCGGTCATGGAACTGAGTGTTCTGTGAGCGGTCGGTCAAGTGAATCAACATGGAGACAATCTCTTGACCTTGTGCTGTATCGGAAACCTTATCAAGTTCATCGAAGTACATGACCGGGTTCATCGAACGAGCATTGATAAGACTGTCTACAACCCGACCCCACATACTTCCTTCGTAGGTGTAGCTGTGACCTACAAAGTTAGCACTATCAGTCGCACCGCCCAAACTGAAGAACTCGAACGGTCGTCGTAAGACATTGGCAACACCGTTCTTTGCAAAGCTGGTCTTGCCTACACCCATGGGTCCTTTGAGTGCAATGACATTGCCGATGCTTCCTGGATTTGCAATCCATTGTGCGAGGATTTGCATGACTTGAGTCTTCGCAGTCTGCATTCCATACACAGCCTTATCAAGGGATTCACGTGTGTCTCCCAAGAACTTGGCACAAGGGACTGGTCCATCGTCTAGTTTGACGGGCAATGAAACGATTTGTCCGAAGGGAATGCGCATGAATCCATCAATCCATGAACGGAGTTTGTGTGTGTCTCCACCACCCTCCTCTTCCATTTGGTTGAGCATGTCCAACTTCTTGATGACAGAGGCTTTGATTGGGTCTGGAATGGGCAACTCGAGAATGCGGAACTTACGAGGCACATCTCCTTCAGCAACCAACGCTTGAATCTGTTTCATGTGCTTATGAAGCTTCTTGCGCTTGGAGCGTGAGAGATCATCATAGTAGTCTTGCTCTTCGTCGTTCAACATGAGGGGTGATTCATCGGATTCCTTGTCGTCCTTTCGCTTGGGAGGCTTCTTCATTCGTAGACTGTTTCCACGAGGTGCATATTTATCCATGAGGTAGCCGATGAAGCCATCTTCTTCCTCTTCTTCGGATTCACTAGCCGAGTCTTCGTAAAGTTCATTCGAAGGACGATTGTCGATTTCAATCTTGATGCGACCATGCTTGGGGAGAGGGATGGTGATGTTCTTGGTATCCTCTTCCTCTTCAGATTCGATTTCGGATTCATCTTCGTCTTCCTCTTCGTCATCAAGCTCTTCATCCTCAGACTCTTCGTCCTCGGAGGGAGGCTCGTAGTCCTCGTCCTCAGATTCAGATTCGGATTCATCTTCCTTCTCTTTTAAGGTCTCGTCCTTAACCCACTTGACATTCTTATCACGTTGTCGAAGGTTATATCGTCGAGGCATCCTTGCTGCCTCACAAGGAAAAAAGAGAAGACAATCCGTTTTTCCATCGGTTATATAATGGAAGATTTAGAGAAGATCGTGGGACGGTTAGAGCTGGAAAATGATAAGAAAGCCGCTGCCAACCCCATTACGAAACAAAGCTTATCCATTGTTCATCAGTTCTTGAAAGACTATGCTGTCATGTGTTATGGTGGCACAGCCATCAACAACTTATTGCCTCCCGAAGACCGATTTTATGACCCCGAGACGACGGTGCCCGATTACGACTTTTATAGTCGCACACCCCAAGAACATGCAATGACCTTGGCAGATAAGCTTTCGGCAGCTGGAATCCTCAGTGTGGAAGTCAAGCCAGGGATACATCTTGGAACCTTCAAGGTCTTTGCAGACTACGAAGGTGTTGCAGACATTACACACTTGGATAAGGATATCTTTGAACGACTGTGGAAAGAGAATATGGTTGTCGATGGAATTCACTATGTAACACCCAACTTTTTGCGGTTATCCATGTATCTTGAACTGTCTCGTCCTCGTGGAGATGTGTCTCGATGGAAGAAGGTCTATGAACGGTTGATGCTGTTGAACACACACTATCCTATGGTCTGTCCTTCTCACATTCAAAAAGAAGAAACCCTTGCAACCGAAGAGAACCGCAAGGAAGTTGAGTCCATCTTGAAGAACCATAACGTAGTCTTATTAGGAATCACTGCATCTCAACTTCATCAAGGTAGGACTCCTAAATGGTCTGCACCGATTACAATCCTTGCAGAAGCCAAGACGCTGGAAACCTTGGCGAATGGAAAGAAGACCGAAGTTCACACAGGGTCTGAGATTCTACCGGCTCATACCGATATCTTTGATAAAGAAGGAAACGTCATGGTGCGTGTCCACGAAACTGCAGCGTGCCATAGTTATCACACGATGGCCAATGGGATTAAGATTGCATCCATTCCAACGATGCTTCAGTTCGTGTTTGCATACATGTATTCAGGGGTGGATGAAGATGAGATTACCCATTTGATGTGTGTCGCTCAACGGTTGGTCGACCTTGCAAATCACAAGGAAAAGCGGCGATATGCCTTATTGACCCCTATCGATTGTCTGGGTTCTCAAGAGACATTGATGGATTTGAAGAAACACAAGGCAGAGTTGTATGCGAAGCTCTCGACAAACAAATCCTCTGTGGACTTTTTAAAGTTCTTTTTCACTTATAACCCAAAGACGACTAAGACTAAGAAACAGAAGTTGAAAGATGATCTAAAGAAGACTCGCAAGGCTAGGTACGAAAGCTCCTATTAAGTCCTGCAAAC